ACGTCGTCGACACCGAGACCGTGCTTCGCGACCTCGGCAACGGCGAGCCGCTGTACTGCGTCGCCGTCGTCACGACGGCCATCACCAGCAACACCGGCGCGGGCACCTGCGTGTTCAAGCTGGTGTCGGACGCCGCGAGCCCGCCGGCCGGCGACGCGACCCCGACGCAGCACATCACTTCGCAGTCGTTCGCGACGGCGACGACGGCCGGTGCGACTGGTCTTCCTGCTGGCACCGTGATCTTCGCCCAGCAGCTGCCCATCGGCAGCTACGAGCGCTACCTCGGCTTCCAGCAGGTCGCCACGACCAACACCCTCGCCGCCGGCGCCGTGTCGGTGTTCCTGACGAAGGACTACGCAGTCTGGCGCTCCTACGCCGACGGCGTGACCCAGAACGTCTGACCCTGAACTGACGAGGTAGCACCCATGGCATTCGTCGACAAGCGCGTGCAGTTGGCAGCCAACCTGCAAGTCAACTCTGGCGCATTGGCATACGCCGTCGGCAGCGACGTCGTGGACTTGGGGCCGACGCCGTCGCTTCGCGGGCAAGCCGTTGAAGGGTGCTACCTCGTCATCAGCATTCGCTCACAGATTTCTACCACAGACCCAGGCGACACGGTGCTGATTGAGCTGGTGACGACGGACCAGCCGGCAGGTGGAAACAAGATTGTGCATTGGTCGGCAGGCAACCTTGATTTGGCTGGCGTCGCAAACTTCGGCCCAGTTGCCTCATCGCTCACTCCCGGTTGGATGTACGTTGTGCCTCTGTCGCACAAGGCGATGTACTTGCGCTACATGTCCGTGGGCATGATCGTCAACGCAGCGACGTCCACCTTTGAGTCTGGCAGCTTCGATGCGTACATCACGACGACGCCGCCGTACTCCAGCTTGGACCTGATGCCGCAAGGCTTTAGCGCCAAGGTGTGACGTGAAAGCGCGCGCTCGCACCGTAGGCATCTACCAAGGCCACCGCGTTCGCGCCGGCGCCGTCGTCGAGATCAAGGACGGCGAGCCGCTGCCGAGCTGGCTCGAGCCCGCCGACGCGCCGCTCGCCCCGACGACGAAGTCGGAAGAGCCAACGACCTTCAGCCAGATCAACAAGTCGCAGGAAGGCTTCGCCAAGACCAAGATCTAGCGCCGAAGAGCTGCCTACAAAAGCCACAAGAACTGATGTGGTGGCGTATTAGCCCACACGATGACCATCACTTGCGATCTTGGGCCAACTGGCACTCCTTCCACCAGCGTCGTGACGTGGGACGCAGCGCATTACCTTGCCACGCGCGCCAGTTCGCGCTTTGTGGTCGCCGTTGAAACTTCGGTTGGCGTCTACCAGTCAAACCACGTTTACGGTTTTGGGAAGACTGGCACCGTCAGCGAGCGCGGCCCGCAGGAGTACTCAACGGCGTCGTGGACGGTTTCACCGCTAAACCCTGTCAACGTTGAAGCATCGTGGACTACGTTTGCCGCTGATCAAACGGCTACCGTGATCGTTGCCTTGCGCACCGGGTCGATTACATCGGCCGTGATCTGGCCTGCCAACCTCAACGTCGTGCATCAAGTTGCTGGCGGCGTGCTTGTCATGCAGGTGCCGCAAGATGCGCGACTCATGATTGAAGTCAACGGCAACACCAAGGACACGTTGTGCGTGTACAGCGACCCGTTGTCGGTTGACGCGGTGCCGGCTCCTGCTGGCGCAACCACGATTCCCATCAGCAGTCAGGGCGATCTCAACACCAACAGCGCGCAGATTGCCGTTGGTGGAACGCAAAACAACCCGCTTGTCGTGGTGTTCAACCCCGGCCTGTACGACGCGCCAACAACCGCCAACACGGCTGCCGCTCCCACCGGGTATACATCGGTCATGCGCGAGCTTGACCACATGCTGTGGAAGGTCGGGCCGTACACTCACATCCACCTCAAGCGTGGCGCGTGGTTTGTCGGCAACATGGACTGGCGAGGCACCAACGACGGATCGCTGACCGGGGCCGGCACGATCAGCGGAGAGTGGGCAACATGGTCAGACATGTTGAACAAGTTGCAGGGCAATCAAAGCCAATACCAAAACCCTGGCAACTACCTGACCTTTTACCAGCAGATCGCATGGTGCGCGTTTGTCGGCACAACGTACAACGATAACGACTTCACGTTTCCTAACCTGACCTGCAGCGGCGTCTCGGTTGTGGGGCATCCGTTCTACACCGCTGCCGGCCCTTTCAATAGTTACACGCGCATCAAAGTCATTTCGCACTGGCTGTACAACTGCGACGGCCTTAGCGGAATGATGCTCAATCCGAACACCGCGACGCGCTTGTGCCTCAAGTCGTTCGCCATGTGCGGAGATGACGGCATGATCCTCGACACCAACTATGGTGAGACGTACTACACAGACTGCCATGTGCTGACATACGGCGGCGCACCTGTGACTTTTGGGTACTGGTCAGAGCCACCGGATACTGCAAATGCGAACAACAAGCGCGTGGTGACCAACTGCACAGTGCAACAGCGCAGCAACGGGATCGCATACGGTCGCGATTTGTACAGTGGCAAAACGACTGTCCAACTGGGTTCGCCATCGCTGGACGATTGGACGCAGCAAGAAACTGGGTCTGGTTCAAACTGGGCCTCCTACGGGCCATACGCGCACCCGCAAACTTTCGGTCGTTCCGTCATCAAGGCTTGGGTTGACGGCGACAACGACGAGCCAGAAACGTGGGGCAAGTTCAACGTAACCATCGACGGGTTGTACGTTGAGAACGCCGTGCCTACCGCGCTGTTCTCGCTGGAAAACTGCTTCTACCCATTTGGCTTTGTTAGCTCGCAACCCCTGAGCAGCCCGTACCAAGCCGACAAGGCCGGCAACTTGTCAAACTGGGTCATCAAGAACGTGTTCGTGCAGAACGCGCCAACGTGGCGTTCACGGCTGATCGGGCGCGACCGAAGCAATACCCCGCACAACATTACGTTCCAAAACATCAGGATCGCCGGCGAGCTGCTGACGACGTGGAACTGGAACGACCACGTCGTCCAAGACTCGTCTCCCTACAACATCTTTGTCGAGGGCCGCCTTGTGACCACCGCAGTCGACGTCTGCAACACCGCGCTTGCGCACCTAGGGGAGACGGCCAACGTCTCGAGCGTGTTCCCGCCGGACGGCTCCGCGCAAGCCTCCCTCTGCAACCGCTTCTACAACGTCGCGGTCGAGGAGCTCCTCACCCTGCACCCGTGGTCGTTCGCGACCAAGCGCACCGACCTGACTGAGGACGCCACCAACGACCTCGACCAGTCCTGGGGCTTCAGCTACCAGGTTCCGGGCGACGTCAGTCGCGTTCTGCAAGTGATTCCGCCGGACACGCCTGACAACGTCGTCGACGCCACGACGCGCGAGCAGCCGAGCCACACGCTCGAGCAGGACGCCGGCGGCGACCTGCGGCTGTACAGCAACATCGAAGACGCGGTGCTGCGCTACACCACCTACGTCTACGACGCGAACAAGTTCCCGTCCCTGTTCGTGTCGGCGCTGTCGTGGCTGCTGGCCAGCAAGCTCGCCGGCCCGCTCATCAAGGGCGATGTTGGCGCCGCGGAGGCCAAGCGCTGCCTGCAGATGGTGCAGTGGTACATCGGCAAGGCCGTCGCCGTCGACGGCCTGCAGCGCAACCAGAAGCCCACGCACAGCGTCCCCTGGATTTCGCAACGCTGATGGCCTCGACCCGCACCTACCAGCGCACGTTCATTGGCGGCGAGATCAGCCCGCAGCTGTGGGGAAGGCTCGACGATCCCAAGTACCTGAACGGCTGCGAGACCATGCGCAACTGGATCGCGATGCCGCAGGGCACAGCGCGCCGCCGGCCGGGCACGCGCTTTGTCCGCGAGGTCCGCGACTCCACGCGCCAGACGCGCCTGATCCCGTTCACGTTCGGAACCAGCCAAAGCTACGCTGTGGAACTGACCGGCGCCGTCGCGCCGGCGTCGGGCGCCGCCGAGTTCGGGTACATCCGGCTTCACCTTGACGGCGGAACCGTGCTTGCGCCAACGGCCAACTCCGCGCTGGCCCCAGCAAGAAAAGCAAGCGTCACGGTGACGTTCACCAGCAGCGGCGGCAACCTTGTCGTCAACTGGACAGGGCACGGGTTTGCCGCTGCCGACAAGGTCTGCTTTCAGTTCGCGACGCCGCCGGCGGCGACCTATCCCATCCAGCCCGGACGCTACTACTTGGTGCGCGCGCAGACGACCAACAGCTTTCAGGTTGCGGTGCCAGGCCTTGTCACGTCGTCGATCGCCTACAGCGCGCCGCCGGGCGCCACGATCACCGGCCACGCCTACTACGGGCCAGGGGAGTTCGTCACCAGCTCCGGCACTGTCTACCTCTGCCGCGAAGCGGTCCTGTTCGGACAGGCCCCACCGAGCACGCAGTACTGGGCGCCGCAGTCGACTTACCTCGAGATCCCGCACACGTACCTCGAGAGCCAACTGCGCGACATTCGGTACGTGCAAAGCAACGACGTGCTGACGCTGACGCACGAGCTGCACCCGCCGCGCGAGCTGCGCCGGCTCGGCGCGCAGTCGTGGTCGCTGGTGCGGTTGCTGTTTGCGTCCCAGACCATCAATCCACCCAGCGGATTGGCACGGCAGTATACATGGCAGAACTTCGGCAACGTCCTGCGCCTTGAGCGGGTTTTCATTGGGGCGACAAACGGAAGCATCAGCCCAAACAACGAGCGCCAGTACGGAATGGAGTTTCACACGTGGCGCGAGAACTCGGTGACTCCGGGTGGTGGCGCTGGAACTTACACTCCGGCACAACATCTGTTCGCTAAGAACGAGCTAGTGCAAGTCATCGACTTGAACTCTCCGCAGCAGGCAAACTATCTGCCTGCCGGTACGTATTCTGTGGCACACAATCTTGGCGATGACAACAGTCCATACAAGCTGTTTCTTGCGCGCCTAGATGGGTCGATTGTTCGGGGGCGCACAGACACTGCGACTGGATCCCAGTCTGTGTCGATCAACTTGACCGACGCGGATGGGAATGGCGTATTCGTAACGGACGCCGCGGAGCCGGCGATAAACAGGTACGTGGTGACCGCTGTGTCTCTAGACGGAGTTGAGAGCGCAGCATCGGCAGAGGTCGCAAGCGATGTGCCTTTGTTCAACGTGGGCGCGTACAATGTCATCAGTTGGGTGCCGCAGTACGGAGGTGAAGTGCTGGCGGGGCTTGGATCTGCAATCACTCTTGCTGCTTCATACTACCGCATCTACAAGGAACGCGACGGCATCTACGGCTACATCGGCAAAGCCGCGCAGTCGACCGCTCCGTCGTTCCGAGACGACAACATCTCGCAGGACATGGGCGCCACGCCGCCCATCGCCGACACCAGTCTGTCCGGCACCGACTACCCGCGCTGCGTCACGTACTTTGAGCAGCGTCGAGTGTTCGCTTCGACGCCGCTGAAGCCGCAGGACGTCTGGATGACACGCGCGTCAACCGAGTCGGATTTGACCTACCACATCCCGCCGCTCGACACCGACCGCATCTACTTCCGCATCGCGGCGCGCACCGGCGGCGTCATCCAGCACATGGTGCCGATGGGACACTTGGTGCTGCTCGGCAGCGACACCGAGTGGCGCGTCACCCCGCTCAACGACGATGCCGTCACGCCGACTAGCATCAGCGTCCGACCGCAGTCGTTCGTCGGCGCGAACTCGGCGACGCCGCAACTGCTCAACAACGTCTGCTTGTACGTCGCAGCCCGCGGCGGACACGTGCGCGAGCTCGGCTGGCAGGGGAACTCCTCGAGCTACGTCACCGGCGACGTCAGCCTCCGCGCTGCGCACCTCTTCGACTCGCTCGACGTCGTCGAGCTGGCCTTGTCCAAGGCCCCGGTCCCGATCCTGTGGGCCGTCAGCAGCAACGGCAAGCTGCTCGGCTGCACCTACATCGGCGAGGAGCAGGTCGCGGCCTGGCACCAGCACGACACCGACGGCACCATTGAGAGCGCCTGCGTCGCCATCGAAGGCGTCGAGGACGCGCTCTACGTAGTGGCCAAGCGGACCATCAACGGCAGCGTCAAACGCTACGTCGAGCGCCTAGCGCCAGTCGAGTACGGCGAGCCGGAGCAGGCGTGGTTCGTCGACAGCGGCCTGCAGTACTACCTGCCCGGCACGTACTCGCGTTCGGGCACAACGCTGACCGTGACGACGTCGACGCCGCACGGGCTGACTACGGGCAACAGCCGCACGCTGCGGTTCAGCGACTCGGCGCTCAACGCGGCGTACTCGGTCACCGTGACCAGCACGACGCAGTTCACGGTCACGACCGCCTCAGGCAGCGGCACCGGCACGGTCGAGGTGCTGGCCACGACGGTCTCGGGCCTGTCGCACCTCGCCGGCAAGACGGTGTCGATCCTGGCCGACGGCGTGCCGCAGCCGCCGGCGACGGTGGCCGCCGGCGCCGTCACCATCGCGGCGCCGGCGGCGCGCATCACGGTCGGGCTGCCCTACACGTCGGACCTGCAGACGCTGCCGCTGGTCATGCAGATCGACGGCATGGGCCAGGGCCGCACCAAGAACGTCGGCAAGGCTTGGATCAAGCTGGTCGAGTCGGGGCCGGTGAAGGTCGGTCCCGACGAAAGCCGCCTCGTGGTTTGCAACGCCGGCGCAACGGCGACCACCAGCGAGGTGCAAGTGACGACCCTTCCAGGGTGGACTCAGTCGGGCCAAGTCCTGATGCGCGTCACCGACCCCACCCCAGCCACCGCGACCGGGCTCACGCTCGAGGTCGCCATCGGGAGCTAAGACATGGCAGGAACAGGAAACGAAGGCGGCCCCAAGCTGTCGAGCATGCAGCAAGGCGCGCTCGCCCTGAGCATCGGAGGCATGGCCGTCCAGGCTGTTGGCGCCTACTACGGCGTCAAGAACCAGAAGCTGCAGCTGCGCGGCATGGCGCGTCAGGCCGACTACTCGGCTTTCATGGCCGACCTAAACGCGCGCCAAGCCGAGCTCGCGGCCGTCGACATCATGCGCGCCGGCCAACAGCAGGCTGGCCAGGTCACGATGCAGTACGGCCAGGCCAAAGCCTCAAGCGCTGCGTCGACCGCCTCGAGCGGCGTGCAGGCCGGCGTCGGCTCCGCGGCCGAGCGCCAGACGGCAATCGAGCTCGCGAAGGAGATCGACAAGCTGACGATCGACAGCAACACGCTGCGCCAGCAGCAAGCCGCGCGCATGCAGGCGGTCAACTACCGCAACGACGCGCGCATGTCGCGCGCCAACGCCGAGGCCATGCGCTACGCCAACAAGAAGATGGACGGCTTCTACACCCGCGCGGCCATGGCCTCAAGCCTGCTCGGCGGCGCCAGCCAGACGGCCATGCAGTACGCCTACTACACGAGGCAGTAATGGCGCGCATTCCCGACATGATGGTGCCGCGCGTCGATGCGCAGCCGATGCAGATCACGCCGGTGCGCGGCGACGCGCAGGCATGGCAAGCGCCTGATGTCACGACGCCGATCATCCGCCGCACCGGCGAGGCGTTGTCGCAGGCAGGCGGCACGATGATGCGCGTCGGCGAGATGATTCAAAGCCGGCGCGACGACACCGTCGTGATGAAGAGCGACGCGCTGCTCGGCGAGGACCAGCTCAACATCATCTACGGCTACAAGAACCAGATCGGCGAGGCCGCCGAGGCCGGGTACGAGCCGACGCTGAAGCAGTTCGACGAGCGCCGCCGCAAGATCGAGGCGGGCCTTGAGAACGACACGCAGCGGACGCTGTTCGGGGCGAGGGCGGATCGGCGTCGCCTCGACCTGATGAACGACGCCCTGAGCCACCGCGCCGCGCAGTCGAAGGTGGCGAAGGTCGGCGCGGCAGAAGCGAGCGCGAAGCAGTTCGCCAACGACTACGTCTACGCGGTCGAGCAGGGCGTGACGCAGCAGCCCGACCCCCAAGGCCAGCCGCAGGATCCCGTGGCGACGCCGGCCGCGCGCGCGATGTCCGCCAAGGCGCAGGCGCTCAACGCGATCAAGCACCAGTGGGCAGAGATAAGGGGCACCTATCCGCAGGGGCCCGATTACCAAGCCTACGAGAAGGCGAGCCTCGGAGCGTTGCACGGCATGGCCGTCGATCGGCTGATGGCGCTGCAGAAGTACGACGAGGCGATCGGCTACGTCGACGCCATCCCCGCCGGCGAGATCGACGAGGAGCCGCGGACCAAGATGCTGGCGCAAGTAGCGGCCAAGCGCGACCAGCGCGACGGGCTCGCGGTCGCGAACGAGTACGGTGCCGCCTACGTGAACGCAATGATCGCGAGCGACGATGCCACCGGCAACGAAGCAGCGCGCAACATCGGGCTCGGCAAGATGGTCGACCCAAGCGCACCTCCTGAGGTTCGCTTTAGGCAACGCCAAGAGCAGCGCGAGGCCGCCGCGGCCTGGATGATGAGCCAGCTGAACCAGCGCCAGGATCTGTCCGCTGGCGCAAAGCGCGCTGCATAC